CTTACCAGGTCATGGTTGGCGGCCAATAGATGATGTAGCCAGCCGTCATGGAAAACTAAATCATTATTGGCTATCATGACCCACTCTGCTTTGCCAAGCCCGGCGCCATGGTTGGCGAACGCGTTGTAGTTAAACTTCTCGCGCTTATGTATCGTAGTTGCTCGGTTATATCTAAGCGCCGCGCCATTTTCAATGACGATTATATTGACCGGCAGACCATTGCTGCCATAAAAGCAAGTATCAATGGTGCGCTGTGTCATGCGCTCGGCCACCAGCCCGCTGGCCTTGGATAATATAATCACGTCCACCACTGGCTTGCCCTGGTTGATGACAGGGTTGCGGTTATAGCGCCATGCCTGTGTTTCGGTCGTCTGGCTGTTGTAGTCGTAGTAATACAGCACCTTATTGATTTTATGCTCGGTCTTTAGGTGCGGCAGTAATACCTTACCAAACCCCGCGTCCTCGCCATACAGCACATTTGGAAAGCTGGACTTTAGCGATACCTCGCGCTTAATGCAGCATATATGGTTGGGTATACGGTGATAGGCATTAGCTGTGTTGTAGTCTTTCTTAACATCTTTGGAGTAGTAACACCGACGCGCCCGGCCACCGTCTAGGCTAACCTCGGCCTGGAATACTATACAGTCGGCATTGGACTTGGTAGCCTCTAGTAGCGTGGCAATAAAGTCTGGCGCCACGCGGTCGTCATCATCTACGAACTGCACATATTTACCTTGCGCCATATTCACCATGACATTGCGTTTTGTACCTAACATTTGTTTTTTATTATCGGTCAATACAATTATTTCTACCCGGTCTTGGTCAGCCACAGCCAGCCCGGCGTACTGGTCGTAGAGTTGCTTTTGTATCTTTGGCAAAAATGTATCATACCTAGTATGAACACCACATACCAATATGCTTAGGTCTATCATGCTGGCACCACCTTATATTGGTTTGACTTTGTGTATAAATGTTTCGGTGTTTGCATACAAACTCCATTGCTTGCTGACTAGAATTATCAGGCAAAGTATAGCACAAACCGTAGGTGGTTTGTTGCGAGGCGATAGACAAGCCACAGCCAGCCTCTAGCCAGCGCTACCGGCCCCGTCGGCCTGGCTGGCCGGCGCCGGACGCCACCTGTTGGCGAATATTTTAGAAAAAAATACAAAATAATTTATAAAAAAGTAAAAAATATTTTTTAATTTACTTTTTGAAAATTAACAGGGGCGGGGGGCGTCCCTTTTTTATTTTCAATCAAGCGTCCGCCGTGTAATCAACGAAAATATGGGGGTAAAATTGCCAAAGGTTTTTTGCCGGGCGGTTTGCGCAATGAAAAAGTGCTATAATTTGCTTATGACTGGCGTAACGCTAACATTCACCAAAAAAGTGGCGTCCGGCACCGACGCAATGAACAACCCGACCTATACGGACACCGATATTTCAGTTGATAATTGCCTTATTGCGCCGATCATTGAGCCGGTCAGTGTCCGCGAACAACAGGCCCAAAAGCAGAACCGCGAACAGGTCCGCATACACCTACCCAAGACCAGTGATGATGACGTAGGCGACAGTACGGTTGTTTGGGACGGCAAAGTTTTCCATGTTGATAGCAGCAGCACAAAGTTTATGGACGAAAACACGCCAGGCGACTGGGATAGATATTTTAGGGCGGAGCTTGTAAATGGATAATCCGAATACTGAAAAATTAGTGATTGCTTGGCTGCAAACACTGGACGAAATAACCGGCGATTGGCCGGTCTATGGCGACAAGCCAGCGACACTGCCAGATCAATACATTTTGGTTGATAGAACCGGCGGCCCGCGCGAGGCAATGGTGCTTGATCGTGCGGCAATACTCATTGAGGTTTACCATAAAAACAGCCGAGTAACGGCCAGCGATATGGCCAATTATATTGCAGACCAAATACCGGCCGGCTTGCCGGCATATGCCGAGAGCATTACCGGCGCCAGCGTTAATAGCGTCGTCAACCTAGACGACCTGATTGCACAATACAGCCGCTACCAAGTTTACGCCGACGTGAACAACCGGCGCTAAAAATTGTTGTTGCATTTATTTTGGTTATGTTATAATCAGCGTAAGTCAGAAAAAACAGGCGACGGCCTGGAAAGGAAAAACGGCTATGACTAAATACTACACAAAAGAGGGCGACGACTTTAAGGAAGTTGCAGAACCTTTACACACACAATCGGAAGTGGACGACGTGGTAACGTCGCGGCTAGACCGCCAGAAAAAGCAGTTTGCCGACTACGACGACCTTAAAGAAAAGGCCGGCAAAGTAGACACTATCACCAAAGAGCTTGAGGGAAAAGTCAAAAAGGTTGGCGAGGAAAAGGCCGACCTTGAGAAACAGCTAGGCGCAGCCAAGCTGGAAACCTCCAAGGTCAAGATTGTGAGCGAGTTTAAGCTATCAGATGAGCTAGCCGAGTTTGTAACCGGCGACACCGAGGACGATATGCGAGCTAAAGCAGAAAAGCTGGCAAAGGGCGTCACAGGTGGTGGCAAAGTCAAGGTAGATAAAAAAGAGAAACCTGGCGGCGACGGAAAAGCCGACAGCAAGAAACTCGCGAGCCAGTTATTTAGTCCAAAGTCTGACGATTAAATATTAACTATTCCATAGAAAGGAATAATCGTTATGGCCAATCCTCTATTAGCCGCTGACCTTGATCTTGCCAATCACACTGGCGGGGCATGGTCCAAGAACATCAGGGGCGGTGTTCTATCTAAATTAGCCCCACAAGACCCGCAGCTTAAAGTTGGTAGTACCGACCACTTTACATTCACGGCTACACCAAAAGCCGAGCTGGTGGGCGAGGGCGACAATAAGTCGTCTAGCGACGGTACGCCTGTCAAAGTAACCGCCAAGACCTACAAGGTCCAAATTACCTACCGCTTTAGCCAAGAGCTGATGTGGGAGGACGAGGACTACCAGGCTGGCGTTGTTGAGGGGCTGGTAGCCAACGTTGCAACCGCTTTGAGCCGCGCGCTTGACCTGATTGCAATCCACGGCATTAACCCGTCTACGGGCGACGTAGCTGCTAGCGTTAGCAACTACTTCACCAAGTCCGGCAACGACGTTAGTGTTGTCACCGCCACCGGTGACGCACAGGCAGACCTTGAAAACGCCGCAAGCGACTTGCAGTCTGCTGGTTACGTTGCAACCGGCATTGCCTTTGATCCGGTATTTGCTGGCCAGTTGGCCCGCAGCAAGGACGACAATAACCGTCCGCTATACCCGGAACTGGGCTTGGGCTTTAACTTTGATACTTTCCAGGGTCTACAGGCCGCCTCAAGCGACACTGTATCTGGACGCCAAGAGTTTGGCGTAGCCGGCACCAAAGTTAAGGCAATCATGGGCGACTTTAACGCTTTCCAATGGGGCGTTGCCCGTGAAGTGCCACTGGAAACCATACAATATGGTGATCCAGACGGTAACGGCGACCTGAAACGCACCAACGAAATTGCTATCCGGGCCGAGGCTGTCCTCGGTTACGCAATCTTTGACGGCACCGCGTTTAGCGTCATTGAGAGCGCAGTAGCAAGCTCTTAGCCTAACCGCCGGCAAGCAAAAATGACCCTTTAACGGGGTCATTTTTGTTTATGTTAAAATATGGCTATGGCCGCAAAAAAAATACCCTATATAAATCGCTTTAATGGCGAAATTGTAATAGCGACCAGGCAGAGCGCCAAGCGCCTTAATGAGGACTGGGAAAAGATAGAGTTTACAGAAAACGACCAGGGCAAACGGGTGGCCCGCCTCCACCTAAATGGCGCCACCGTAGATATAAGCGAAAATGAGGTAGCAGAAAATGGCAACGCAAGATCAAAGTAAGTACATAGCCGATCTGACCGTGCTAAAAACCAAAGACTTTAAGGAAGTTAAAGAGCTGATTGTATCTGCCGGCATTGTGAACGCTAACAGCGAAACCGTGCGCAACGCAAAAACTATTGCCGAGATAACCGGCGCCATGACGGATTACCAAGCGTCCAGGCTCATAGACGCCCTTGTGGCCGCAAAAGCACCGGCCCGCGACCGGGCATACTCGCAAACGCGTATCAAAAAGACAGTTGGGATATTAGATAACATCAAAAACACAATTGACGGTTGGGATTTTAACTAATGGACTACTCGCAACTAACACCTACGATTTTGCCTAAAGTAATGGAGGCAATGCGCCTTATAAATAACCCCGAAATTGATCCCGAAGTGCGCCAGCTTAATCAGGAAATATTATTTAGAGAGGTGGGCCAGGCGGTTTATGCCAAGGTGTACGACATGAACGCCTTTGATATGGAAATACCGCACACAACCGGTCCAGGGCTAGACGATCGTTATTATGGCCTCGCCAAGGTGGCCAGCGCCAGCGTGTCAAATGGTGAGCTAGGCGTATCTGAATATGTGGCGAGCTATATAAACTCCGTTACGGCCCTAGCCCAACAGCACGCTATGACAAATGCGCGCCAAAGCGGTAAACACCCTACCGTTATACGCAGCACGGTTGGCACAAAAACATGCCAATGGTGCCGCAACCTAGCTGGGACGTACACAGACCCCTCATCAGACGTTTTTAGGCGCCACAGCTCTTGCGACTGCTCAATTAGGACAGAGGGCTACATGTCGCGCAATGGATTGCTAGATAACTATGTCAAGCCACAAAAAAATTAGTTGTTCTTGACACTGGGTACATATAAAACTAACATGGCCTTATGCGCCATAAAATAACAGTAAGAGAAAAACACAATTACGTCGGAACGCCAACTTATAGAAGTTGGTATAACATGAAAAGCCGATGTAATAATCCTAAATATACAAACTCAAAATTATGGCATGGCAAGGGCATAATTTATGATCCAAGGTGGGAAAGATTTACGCTATTTCTTGCCGACATGGGCGAGCGGCCACCAGGCACCAGCCTAGATCGGATAGACGGCAACAAAGGATATTGCAAAGAAAACTGTCGGTGGGCTACGCGCATAGAGCAAAGCAATAACACCTCCCGCAATCACTATATAGAATACCGCGGTAATACAATGACCCTAACGCAATTAGCTGCCGAGCATGGATTAAAGCAACCAACCCTTAGAAAAAGATTAAGCCGTGGGTGGCCATTAGAACAAGCACTAAAAACACCCTTGGCTGATAGGGGACAAAATTGATAACAATTATATTAACTGGCTCAACGCCGGCAAAAAAGAATAGCCGGGTTCGTACCCGCGCCGGCGCATATGTACCAAATAGGGCATTTTATGACTGGCAAAAATCAGCTTTATGGCAAGTCCGCAGCCAAACCAAACACCGTTTTTTTGAGCCGGTGGCTATTGACGTTGTAATAATATTTGGGACTAAGCGCCGGGCAGACCTAGACAACCGCCTGACAAGCATTTTGGATATGCTGGTTGAGGGTTTAGTGTTGCGTGATGATAAATGGCAGGACGTACCGCAAATAACGGCCCAGGCTGCCTACAAAAAGGACGAGCCAGGCGCAATCATTAAAATTAAAACGGTAAAACCAGTGTTGTAATTAGCTTATGCTACAATTACAATATCTGTTATAATAATAGCGAAATTACAAACACGCTTACGGGGCGGCAAAACCGGCAAAGAAAAGGTAAAACATGACGCCGCAACAGCAACAAGCCCTATTAGAGCAAATAGCGACACAAGCCGAAAGGCTGGTACTTAACCTTGGCAAATATGAGCGCTATGTGCAGATCAAGTACGATTATTACAATGCCGACAACGATACGCGCGACTATGGCATATCCGTGCCAACGAAAATGCGACGTATGCGGCCAGGCGTGGGCTGGGCCTCCCGCGCCGTAAATATTCTTAGCGACCGCGTTGTATTTGACGGGTTTATCAATGATACCTTTGGAGTTAATGGCCTATTCAAACAAATAAATGCCCTGCCGGTTATCAACAAAGCCAAGCACGACGCCATTTTAGCTGGGTGCGCTTTCGTGGCCATAGGCGATAAAGACGCTGACGATGATATTGACGGTGACGGGCCCATGCCTACACCTCCGCAAAAAATCCTCGTGCCATTCACGGCTACCGAGGCCACTGGCTGGGTTGATCCGCACACTGGTCTATTAAGGGCCGGGCTGGCAGTTACGCGCTGGGCCAAGCCGAGCAGCACCGGCCGACCGAACCGCAAACGGCTTTTCACATACGACCCGCAAGACTACATTTTATTCACCAAGCAATATACTGCGACCTTTGAAAATGCCGAGCTAGTTGAGGTTGTGCCAAACCCGACCGGCCGCTGCCTACTCCTGCCGATTATCCGCCGCCCAAGCGCCGACCGGCCGCTAGGCAAGGCCCGTATCAATAACACGGTCCGCCGCATTATTAACGAAGTTTCAAGGCTCAAACGGCGCGAGGAAATAGCCGAGGAGTTTTACGCCCTGCCCCAGCGCTATATAAATGGTCTGGCCGAGGGCGCCAAAAAAGACCAAAACCTAGATAGCGCTATTGGCAAGGTTTGGGCCATAACTAAAGATGAGGACGGCGACAAACCAGATATTGGCCAGCTCGGCCAAATGTCAATTAACCAATTTGAAACGGCCAAAAAAGACAAGGCGCGCGACTTTTGCGCCGAAACGGCGCTTACATTGCGCAACCTTGGATATGAAACCGGCAATCCTACGACAGCCGATAGCCTGGAGGCTATGAGCGACGACCTAGTGCTTGAGGCACAGACCACCCAAAGCGAAATGGGCGAGCAGATCAAGCAAATCGCCATTACTTTGCGCATGGCCATTGACGGCATAAACACCATACCTGACGGGCTAAAGGCGCTTGTGCCGGCCTGGAAACCTATTTTTAGGGTCAATATCGGCGAGGCCGGCGACGCCATGTTTAAGCTATTCCAGGCCATGCCAGAGCTTGTAGGAACGGTTGAGGGCTACCAAATGCTGGGTATTAGCTTACGGCAAGCAGAACAGCTACAACAGGCCCGCGCCAAGTTACCAGCCACTACGTTTATGCAGCCGAAACCACCGAAAGGGGATATAACATCATGAGCGCCTATGCAACCACCGATCAGCTAGCAGCCTTTTGGCGAACACTTACGGCCTCCGAAATTACGCGGGCGAACGTCTTGCTTGATTTGGCCAGCAACCGACTGCGGCAAATAGCCGAGGACGTAGAAGTTGACCTAGACGCCAAGGTTGCCGCTAGCACCGTTTTTGCGGCAAATGTGCAATGGGTGGTCATGGAGGCCGTAAAACGCGCCATGCTGGTGCCTACGGACGCCCCACCGGCAAATCAGGTCCAACAAACGGCCGGTCCGTATAGCCAAAACATCGTATATGCCAATCCGGCGGGCGATCTGTGGTTTAAGAAAGCCGAGTTGCACGCTATAAGCCTTGATTACAAGCAGAGCCTTGATAGCCTTAGTACAACACCAAATAATGACATATACTCAAGCTAGCCATGTTAAACGCAAATATACGAAAAGCCCGGCCTCCGCTAATAATAGTAAGCCCGCTTAGTTTCTGGCTGTGCATTGGTTATGTTGGTCTAAATCTGGCGCTGGGGTATGTAGTCTATAGCGTGCCTGATACGTCGGGCCTGGCGCTTTATAGGTTATTCAGCCAGCACTTTATTGGCGCTGCCTTTGCCCTTAATGCGCTGGTATTATTATTTACTTTGGTAATAAACGCCTGGCGCGGCATACGCTTTATGCTTGGCACCGGGCTTTTTATAAAGGCCATGTACGCATACTCGCTTATTGCCCTCGGTATAAAGGTTGGTTTTGAAAACATCAACGGGATCATGGCAATATGGCTATTTATCACTTGGGTACAATTTTGCCTAATAGTATTTTTTGCACCGCCGCTATTAAACGGTCATGTGAAAGGTGGGGCGCATGGTACAGCAAAGTGATAGCACAGCACTAGCCATAGCGGCCATGAGCGCATTTACTGTGTTGGTTGCTTGGGTTTTCCGATATAAAATCGCCGAGCTGGCCCGCCGCAAGACCAAGGCGCCGCAGGAAGTATTGTTTGAGGGTTACGAAAAACTACTTAAAAGCTACCAGTCGGCTATCAGCGACCGCGATAATAAAATCGCCGAGCTGGAGGCTAATTTTGACAAAATGCAAGCAGACTTAGACGCTGCGCGCAATACGATTAACGAATTAAAAACCCAAGACGCCAAAAAAACCCGGATTATCAGCGAGCTAGAATTGCGATTAAGCGAACTGAAAACCCTGCACCAGCAAACATAGACAAATATTGCGCTAATGTTCCGCCATGCTATAATTAGACCATAAAGCCGAGCGCCTGGAACACGGCAGTTGGGCCAACAAAATAGACAACGGAGTATTACCATGGCTAATGACGCTAGTAACGTGTCGTTTGGTAAGCCAAAGTCAGCCGGTGCGGTTTATGTCGCCCCTGCTGGCACGACCCTCCCCACTGACGCCACTACGGCGCTCAATGTTGCTTTTGTCAGCATGGGCTATATCAGTGATGACGGTCTGGTTAATTCAGTAAAAACTGACGTTGAACAGGTCCACGCTTGGGGTGGCGACAAGGTACTTGTCGGCCAAACCACCTTTGGCGAAACCTTTACCGTCAATTTGCTGGAAACCAACGCCGACGCGCTCAAAGTGTATTACGGTGATGACAACGTTTCGGTAAGCGGAGATGACATTACAGTTACACAGAACAGCGAGGAGCTGGACGAAGTAGTTGTAGTGTTTGAGCTGGTCCTGACCGGCGGCCGCGTCAAGCGTATCGTGGTGCCACACGCCAAGATCGCTGACCGCAGCGGTGACATTACCTACACCGACAAAGACGCCGTTATGTACCCAGCCGTGTTTGAGGCTTTGCCCGATAGCGACGGCAACTCTCACACCGAGTACATAGCTGTAGTATCGTCCTAATCGGTATAGCACGCAGGAACAGCCCGCCAGCCGGGCTGTTTTTGTTTCTGGCGGTTATGCTATAATTGGCGTGATATTAACAAAATGGAGTAAATACCCATGAGCGATCAAGAATCGGCCAAAAGCGCCAAAACAGAAAACGCAAACATTAAAGAGGTGACGTGCGACGGCTATACATTTAGCGTTGACCTAGACGCGGTGGACGACGTGGACAACGTGGAGCTGATAGACAAAATAGAGAACCAGCAAAACCTAAAGGCCATTGTTGATTTTCTAAAAAACATACTTGGCGACAAGGACTATGATAAACTCAAAGCCTACTTCGTTGAGAAAGAGGGGCGCCTGAAACTGTCAAAACTGGGCGACATTTACGAGGCGATATTTAAGGAGTTTAACCCAAAAGGTTAGCCTTACTTAAAATACGCCGGCAGTATTTTGACGAGCTAGAGGCAGATTTTCAGCAATATTATGGCCTAGACATTGCGGCGGTCCGGCCCGCCCGCGCTGCTAGGTTAATGTTCCAACTGCCAACTAAAAGCCGGCTTTTCCGGGCGCTTGAGCCGTCCAATAATTGGGACTGGCAAGAAATGTTGCTGAATAAAGCCACCTACCTTTTAGAGGTGCTGGCGTGGCAACAAACCAAGGACGCCCAAAAAGGGCGCCGATCAACCGCACCAAAAATGTATACACCTGATTTTATGAAACAGGCCGCCAAAAAGAACCTTGACCCCGACCAGGCGCTATATACAACCGACCAGATTAAAGATATTTTAGCCAAGCCAAGAAAGAAACAGGGGTAGACCCCTGTAATTTATCACTCCCCTGCCCCGACCATTTTTACTGTTCCACCCCAAGAGCGCCGACGGGCCAGGTATAAGCAGGGCAGAGCAGACTAAACCTATTTTGTCAAATAATAGTATAGTAGTAGGTATGGCAAAAGACGTAACATTTCAGCTAGACACAACCGCCGCCGGCAAGATAATTTTGCAGGATATGTGCGCAAATATTGTTAAGCAATCCGCCCAGGCCATAAAGGATCGGGCAACCGGCATGGCGAGCGCACAGTCAACCGAGGCGCCAGGCTATAGTCTTTTCGTGAGCGTTGGCACAATTAAGCGTGGCCGCCGGGCCATAGCGACCGTTAAAGCCAACGACGGCGACGCCCACCAGGAATATATCGCCCACCAGGCGTTAATCAAGGCTAAAGACGCTGGTCGGGTCTAATAGCTTATGTTATAATTTCATCAGAAAAAGCCAACGCTGACGGTTGCGGTAAAACTGGAAAACAATAAAGGCAAAAACGAGCGCAACCAATGGCAAACACAATAGGCACAGCTTACATAAACATAGCCCCGAATATGTCGGGTATTCAGGGCAAAATCGCGGGCGGATTACGCGGTAGTGGTACGGCATTTGCCAGCCAATTTGGTAATGAAATTAGCGGAAAATCCGCTTTTATAATCGGCGCCATTGCCGGCGTGGCCCAAAGTGCCGTTACTAAAGCCACGAGCCTTATAAGCAATTCTATCGGGGCCGCCGTCAAGCGCGTAGATACACTTAATTCAGCACAAAAAACATTTGAGTATATGGGCTTTAAGGCCAGCGATAGCGCCAAAGCCGTAAAAGACGTAACCGCGTCCATTTTGGGTCTACCAACGCCACTGGACGGAGCCATACGGGGCATGATGGGCCTCGCGGCAACATACCAGGACGTGAAACTTGGCCAAAAGGTATTTTCGGCTCTCAATGACGCCATTTTAGGTTTCGGTGGTAGCGCTGATATGGTAGACAATGCCGTACAGCAGTTATCACAATTACCACTGGACGGCCCACTGGACGCCCAAACCTGGAACAGCCTACGGAACAGCGGACTTACACCGGTTTTAGTTGCCATTGGTAAAGATATGGGGCTTTCTGTTAGCCAGCTAAAAGAAAAGCTGGGAAGTGGTCAGCTTACTGTCCGAGATTTTACAAACGAATTAACCAAACTTGATACCAAGGGTGGCGGTGGTTTAACCTCGCTACATAAAATAGCCCTGACAGCCACCAGCGGGATTGGCACCGGCTTTGCTAATATGCAGACCGCCATATCGCGCGGGTTGGCAAACATTATCCAGGCCGTAGGCCAAAAAAATATTAGTGCTGCGATTACCAACATCGGCAAAATCTTTGAACAGGCTTTTGATAAAATCGCCAAGATTATACCGATCGTAATACGCGACATAAAATCATTTTTTGACTTTGTAAGCAAAAACAGTCAGATTTTCGCACCTATAGCTGTGGGTATTGCTGCCATAGTAGCCGCATTGGCCATTTGGAAAACCGCCCTGCTGGTCTGGCAGGGTGTCACAAAGGCCGGGATAGCCATACAGGCCGCCTTTAATGCTGTAATGGACGCCAACCCCATTGGCTTGCTGGCGCTGGCCATAATCGGCCTCGTGGCGGGTCTGACGTACTTATTCAGAAACACAGCAGCCGGTAAAAAAATATTTGCCGAGCTATCAAAGATATTTGGTGCTGTTGTTAGCGGTGTTAAGGCATTATTTGGTGCGTTTACAAACGGCCGCACAACTGTCGGTGGTTTTATTGGCGTTATGGAAACGCTAGGCATTGCACTAAAAAAGGTTTGGGATTTTGTAGGCAAACAGTTAGGTGGAGCATTTAACGCCCTTGGTAGCATTTTCAAGCAAACCAGCCACGCACTACAGCCACTAATAACCGCTATCGGCGGTTTTGTAAAAGGCGTATTAGCAAATAAAACCGTGATGACCATACTAAAAGATATTGGCATAGCATTACTCGCACTAGCCGCGGCACCAGTGATAGCGTTTTTTGGCATTTTGATAGGTACATTAACGGTTGTTTCCAAAGTCCTGCAATTTGTCGCCGATCATTTTAAGCTATTCAAGGTCATAGTGCTGGCCGCCCTCGCGCCTATCATCGCGCCGATAGCATTATTTGTAGCTGCCATAAAAGTAATACCGACCGTCATTAGTGCCGTCGCTGGTGCTATTTCCGCGGTTTTCGGCGCCATTGCGGCCGCCTATAACGCTACGCTCGGTCCAGTTTTCAGCCTAATGAAAACAGTTATAACCGACATTTTGACGATCTACGTTAGGGTGTGGGCTTTCATTGGCGTTATCGTCCTCGGTACGCTATTCATGATTGCCGGCGTAATAAAAAACGTCATGACAGCCATTTGGGGAGTGATTAGCAGCGTATGGTCCGCAGTTTGGGGGGTCATCAGCAACGTGCTTGGCTGGATCGGCACCCGCATTGTAACCGCCTGGAACTTCTATTATGGAATTATTAGCGGCGTCCTCGGTACGATTTGGGGCGTAATATCTGGCGTCTGGAACCGCATATGGGGCTTTATAAGCGGAGTAGCCGGCGCAATAGCAAATACCATAGCCGGCGCATGGAACCGCGCATACAGCGCCGTAGCTGGGCCCGTAAGCCGTATTTGGGGAGCCATTACGGGTACATTTAATCGGATTGTCGGGTATATCGGCAGTATCGGCGGCCAAATCGCCCGCATAGTCGGCGGCGCCGGAAGTTGGCTATACAATGCCGGCCGGAGTGTCATACAGGGCTTTCTAAATGGTATGGGGTCATTGATTGGCAGCATAGCGTCCTTTTTCCTGAACAAACTGCCTGGCTGGATAAGAAAGCCGTTTGAACACGCACTAGGCATACACTCGCCCTCTAAGGTATTCATGGATTACGGCGAAAACACCATAGCCGGTTATGTAAACGCTGTTAATGCCGGGCAGAATAAAGTCACCGGCGCAGTCAGCAATATGGCCGACGCCGCCATTAAAGGCATATCTGATACCAACCTGACGGCGCCCATATCTGCGACCCTGAACACCCCAAGCGCCAATAGCTTGGCGCCAGGCACGCAGGGCGGCAATAGTACCCACCAAGAGGTAAGAATAGGCCAGGTGGTCCTGGGCGACCAAGGCGCCGTAAAAGAGTTTTTCAAACAGCTAGACCAAGATACAATAGCAGTAGGTATGGGATTAACACCGGCGCAGGGGGCGCGATAAAATGACTGGCGCATTAAGTTTTGACAGCAACAGCTTACAGACATATAGTCCGACCACGCGAGTGGGTATTATTACCAATGATATAGACTTTTCCGACATAGCCACCAAGTCTATGAGCATGTTCCCGATCGCGAATAGCAATTTAAGCGCCATATCCTCGGTCAACTACCCCAATAAGACGATTACCATAACTGGTGGGGTCAGCGGCAGTAGCGCGTCTGATTTGGACAGCCGCCTAGATACGTTTAGGGGCTATTTCATAGGTACAGACAAAAACCTTGATATTACCTATAACGGTAGCACCCGGCGTTTTATAGCGACGGCCAACACGGTAAACATTACGCGCGGCGCCAACGGGAAATATGCGACTTTCAGCATTGAGTTTATTTGTACCTCGCCATTTGGTACTGATACCAGCAATACTACCGCATTGAGCGCTACCGGCCGCACGGGCAGCAGCTACAGCGACGCCTACATATTTTTGGGGACAGCACCCGCGCAATTGCCTGTCATAACGATAACCATAAACTCGCTTACTGGCGGCACCGGCGCCTATATCTTGGTCGGCAACGATGACACGGGCCAACAGATCATAGTCACCAACAACTTTTCCGCGGACGATGTGCTAGAGATAGATTGCTACAACAAAACCGTAAAACTTAATGGCACGGACGTTGATTTTGTCGGCGGCTTTCCAGAGTTTGTGCCTGGCGCCAGCCACATAGACTATGCCGATAATTTCACTACCCGGAACTTTGACATTAGCGTGGTATATAAAAAGCTCTATCTATAATCACTATGCAAAAAGAATATTTATATAAAGTTTATCGTAACGGTGCCTTTTTGGGCTGTCTGCCAAAAGTAAAAAGCACCTTTGGCTTTACGCAAAATGTCAATGCGGCCGGTCCGAACCAAATAACCGTCGTGCTTGGCCAGTCGGCCGACGTATCAAGGTTGGCGCCTGATCCTATTTTGGACGAGGCCGGCGAGGAGGTTTTGGACGAGGCCGGGCACATCGTATACCCCGAACGGGCGGCGGAAGTTGTCGGCAATAGCAACTCCAAGATTTTGGCCCGCAACGGCAACCAGGTAAAGATTTTTGAATATAGCGACCGCTACCCTAACGGCAAATGTATGTATAACGGTCGTATTAAGAACTGGAAAGGCGTTTGGGGCGATGACGGCGATATTACGTTGGTCATTTATCCCGACGCCGCCGAGCTTGATAACAACCCGCTAGTAGGCAGCCCATACACGGCCGACCAAAGCCAAACGTCCAGCGATTCCACGGTGAGTATTTATCAGGTTATTGGTACGACGTGGGGCTACTATATGGCCGGCCAAACCTTTCAGACCGGCAGTGGCCAAACCAATATAGCGGCCATAGACTTGAAATTGGGCGGCGCTGGCGATACTGGCCTAACGCATACTGTCCTTGTTTCGTTGCACTCATCTGCCAGCGAGGCCACAATCTTGGGCCAAGCCAGCCGTGTCATAACTGGCGACGGCAGCGCGCATGTTTATAAGTTTGTGTTCCCCTCGCCAATAGAGATAAGCGCCAGCACTACATATTTCTTTAGTGTGCGGATTGGTGGCAGCAGTGGTGGCAGCGCGATATTGGCATACAAAGCTAGCAATGTATATGCAAATGGCGTCAATTACGACCGCTACAACACTGGGGGCAAGGGTGGCACCGTCCGCGACTGGACTACTCCGCCAAACTCAAGTGTCGGCATGTCTACCGGCGATCTATATTTTGTAACCTATAATAGCGGCGGCGAAACCACTGCTGTATTCACGGACGCCGACCCGACAGCAGATATGATCAAAACCGCCATGGACAACTACATTTCTAGTGGTGGCAATATTACCTATGACGACGCCGATATAGAGGCCACAGGCGAGGCAGTTGACTATACCTTTATCGGCGCCACGGTCTTTGCCGGCATACAAAAAGCATTACAGATGTGCCCGGCTGGCTATTACTGGACTGTTGACCCTGGAACCAACAAATTGAGCGTTAAAAACATGAGCGATACCGCTGACATTGTGATAACCAAGGGCAAAGATATTAACGTGCTTGAGCTTAGTGCCAGCATTGAAAATGTTAAAAACGACATACCATTTAGCGGCGGCCTAGTAAGCGGCTCAAACCTCTATAAGCGATATACCAACCAGGAAAGCATAAACGAATGGGGCCGCGGCTACGACCCGCAGAGCGATAATCGCGTCACGATAGCAGATACCATGGATCAGCTCGGCACCACCAGACTGGCCATAGAAAAGGACGAACAATACCAAACCAGTGTTACCCTTTTGGACGCCAAGACAGATATAACCCTTTGCAAGCCAGGCATGACAATAGGTTTTGCCGGCTTTGGCCCGACCGTAGACGCCTTGGTGCTTATGATTGTCAGTCTTGAATATACGCCCGATACGGCAAAATTGGGCCTCGGCAGCCTACCGCCCCGCACGGTCGTAACGCTAGATCAAATAAATCGCGAACTGGACGCGTTGCAGACGGTGGACAATCCCGACGCCCCGTCGTAAACTGATATATAGCTATGGGTAAAACATCAACATACGATTTAGACGAATCACCAGCCATAGAGGATTATTTTAGGGCTGTCAAAGCGGCCACCGGCGGTGATGTGCGGGTCCAGTTTGGCGACCTAGCCAGCCTAATATCTGTCGCGGACTGGATTAGTATAAGCGACGGATTAACATATAGCAGCTACGACAGCACTAATAAAACGGTCGTATGGACGACCGCTAGCGATTGGCGCGCTAAAATCGGTCCAGGCACACGCATACGATTAAGTCAGTCTACGGGTGGCACAAAGTATATGCTTGTGGTTGCGATTAGCTCTACCACAATTACATGCTACATGGGAACTGATTATAGCGCCGCCAGTGAAACCGTCACATCACCGGTTTATTCAAATATGAAAGCCCCAATAGGTTTCCCCATTGATCCGACCAAATGGACGCAAACTGTTACAAGCACAAGCACCGCCGCCATGGTCAGTGGCAGCTGGGCTAATACTGGCTCAATCTCATTAAGTGTCCCGATAGGGTTGTGGTACCTGAGTTTTCAGGTACACTCCAACCCGGCCCGGTCGGCCAATAGTGTTATTGCCAAGTTTGGGCTTTCTGAGTCAACAACGGCTCTAACCAGTGGCTACGAGGATAGTTTGGAACTTCTAGGTCAGCAATCCACCGGGGCAACATCAGCCTATATGTTCCAAACATGCCGAGGCGATATGAAACGTAGCTATGCCTCAGCTACAACCGTTTACTTGATACAAAATGGCTTACTTTTGGCCGGCTCATCTAATCTGTATATTTCTGAAACTGGTTATCGCCATTATATTAAAGCATTATGCGCCTATCTATAAGGAGTTATTATGACTAAAACAACTACACCCAAAACCCACCAGCCAAAGCCGGGCGATGTTGCCATAGAAAAGGACGGCAGCTTTTATTTCCCGGCTTGGGGTATTCATGTAGCCAAGACAGCGCCAGCCATTAAAAAAACCTATAAGCGGTTTAATAAGGACGGCCGGCATAAGGTCCGCGTCACAGAACGCGAAGTGCGCGTAAAGATTGCGGGCACCGTTGATGAGGCCAAGGCGCACATAAAAGAAAACCACGGCATAGACGTTGATAACGACACGCCGCCGCCACAGCCACCCAGCGAGGACTAAATGGAACCCAAGACGGCCAAAAAACCGCGCCGCAAACTGCCATTTAATCAGACTTGGAATGATACGACGTGGAAAGAGGCCCGTAAGCGGGCCATGGCGAGCAAAGAGCCTTACTGTGCCGTCTGTGGTGGGTTTATTGACATGCAAGCCAAGGCGATGACACCAAACTCTTGCGAGGTAGACCATATAGTGCCTATTAGCCGCGGAGGCCAGCCGTATGAGCTTGATAACCTCCAACTGACACATATGCGTTGCAACCGCAAAAAAGGCTCTAAAATGGCCTCTGACTATGCCGACGGCGTTATTGAGAACCCAGTACCGCTATCAAATGCCTGGTGATATAATAAAACCATGACGCTTGACCAAGAATATGCTAAATATGCCGGTCAATCAGTATTGGTGCCTGGCGCCGCTGCCGACGACCGCGGGCAATGCGTACAGTGGGCCTGTTATGTACTCCACGACGTTTACGGCCAGCCATACGTTTGGGCCGACGCGATAGATTGGTGGAATAAGTTTGATAGCCTACCGCAACTCAAAAACAACTTTGACCGCATTACCGACGATACGGTTAAAAAAGGTGACTTTATAATTTGGAACCAAAAAGTTGGATCAATCTACGGTCATATTGACGTGGCAATGGCCGACGGCAATATCAATAATTTCGTAGCCGCTGACACTAACTGGGCCGGCAATTTAACGGTGCACGAGGTTGCACATATTGGCCAGGCGGGGTATATAATAGGTATAATAAGGCGAAAGGGGGCCGTTGTGGCCGACAAAATCACCAGAGCGCAAGAACAGGTAATATCAATCATGCAGACAGGCGCATTGCCGGGCAAGAATTATAACTACCGCTTTACGGGCTTGCCACTTACCCAAGCCAACCTAGACGCCATGCTTAATTTTTGGAAACAAATACCGCGTCCCACGGTTTCCGGCGGTGTTTATACGCCATATAACGGCCCGCAACTTTATACAAAGAAAGGCTAACCATGGATAAGGTCAAAACGCTTTTAATTACACTCCACCAATGGTCATTGAGCCACCCGCGGCTTGTAAAGCCACTGCATACATTTTGGCAAACCTTTGTGGGTATTTTCGCGGCCGCCGCGCTGCCTATCCTCAACACGATACCCGCAATCCATAGCGCCAGCGATCTTAAAGTCGCCGTGGTGTCGCTTATTGCCGCTGCCCTCGCGTCTGCGCTTAGTGCCGCTAAAAATAGCCTGTGGCCGATGATTGTAGCTTGGGCTACTTCACAAGCCAACCATATTTCAACGCCGTAAAACAAAAACCATTAAACCGAAAAGCCCCCTCTCGCACAGGGGGCTTTTTAGTCGGTACTGTTTATTTTTACAGTAACCCGAATATGTTAGCACTAATCTTTGACCTGTTCAACATCACGGCTGCCCTTTAGCATATTGCACCACCAGCACGCCGGCTTTAGATTATCAATGTCAAAGCGTTTACTCGGATCGCGCGACCGGCTAACGACATGATCCAATGTCAGCATGGATATATCAATCTGGCCCGGACATTTCGGGCTAATCCGCAAATAGCACTCCCAGTATTTATCGTTAATCGGTGGGGGGTTTTTCCTAATCCAGGTCTTGCGGGTCATATCCCATTGCTTGGCGTATTTGCCGCGCTTTTTGAGCTTTGGGCGCTCGGCCTGTTTTTTCGGGTGCTTAAAGCACTGGTATGGAAAATGCCCGCGGGAGCCACACCACTTGCAGGGCTTTTTTGGGAAACGGTCCATTTGTCTATCTGTTTTCCCCGTTTAATATTTCCATTATAACGTAGGTAGTGCTTATGGTGATATAATAACCCCACACCGTATTACGGGAACTAACCCGGTTAAGAAAGGAAAAACGGCTATGGCAAATAAGCAACAACCAGAGGTAAGCGTAAAAACTTATATAGAAAAGATTGACAAACTAATAGCCAACGACGCCAACCCGCGCAAGATCAGCCGGGAGGCATACGAAAAGCTAAAAAAATCACTAAAAGATTTTCCCGAAATGAAACAACTGCGGGAAATTGTCGTAGATGAGAACTTGCAAATCTTGGGCGGTCATCAGCGCATTTACGCGCTCAAGGATTTGGGCTACCAAGACGTGACCGTGAAACAGGTCTTTGGCCTGACCGACAAGCAAAAGCGCGAGTTTATGATAAAGGATAATACCGCGTCAGGCACATGGGACACCGACATTTTAGCCAACCAATTTGACCTTGCCGAACTGAAAAACTGGGGTGTACCAGATTTTGGCGACCTTGGCGGTGAAAAAGAAAAAGAGAAACCGACCGGCGGCGACCGCGAGTGTCTTTGTCCGGCATGTGGCTATCAAGGCCCGGCCGACGAGTTTAACCCCAACACCAACAATTAGGTAATACTTCATGGCGGTAGAAAGGGGTAAGCAGACGGCGCCGCCGGCACCCAAGGCCACGGCGAAAAAAACGGCGACCAAAAAGGCGCCGGTTAAAAAGTCTGCCAAAAAAAAGCCAGCCGCCAAGTTTACTGTCGTTGATTTTGAGAAGTTTTTTTATAAATTACCGATTGAGGACTTAGTAGAATATACGAAACTTTGGAGCGAGCGCAGCCTAAAGATCAAGATACCCAAACATGAAAATTACGATGACTGGCTAAATTATTTCAAAACACTTAGCCCCAGCACCATACGCCAACTGGCCATAACCGGCGTGGATTTTCTGCCAACCGAGGGCTATGCCGCCTTGAGCCGTTGGCACGACATAATCAAAAGCCCCCACCGTATTGATAAAATCCACCAAGCCGGCCTGACAGGGCAACCAGACAAAACCAAAAAATCTATACGCGAATTAGCCGCACAGGGCGACCGTATGGGCGTTTTGTGTGCCGTCCGCGACCAACTAGCGGAGCAAATGGAAAAACGCGCCTCGCCGCGTGATACGGCCTCGCTGGCCCGCGAAATGGGCGACATACTGGATCAAATAGCCGAGCTTGAAAAGCGCAGCGGTCCTAGAAAAGGCACCAAGGTGTCTGAACTGCTTACCGAGTTTGACGTTAAGCGCAAACGACCGGGCAAGAATGGCGGCGGCGCGCGCAACACCAGCTTTAGGGCGCGCACGACCATTAAAGACGTGGAGGGCAGTTAAATGCCGCGCAAAGGATATAAAAAGCGGTTTGGCAACCAAAAACCCCGCATTGATATTTACAATGACGGCGATATATGGCTGGCCGAACAGACCATAGAGCTGTTAGACCACTACGGCATTGAGTTATTGCCTTGGCAGCGGTCCGTGCTTTACAGGTGGCTGGCGGTCGTTGATGACGGCGAGGGCGGCTGGAAGTGGGCCAACCCTGATTGCGGACTAAGCGTGCCACGCCAGAACGGCAAGACGGAGCTGTTAATCGCCCGTATCATTGGCGGCGTTGTATTCTTGGGTGAGGCGATAGTCTATACCGCCCAAAGCGTCAACACTGTGGAGGAAATTAAGCGCCGGGTGCTGCGCTTTTTCTATGACGCCGAGCAGGAAATTAACGAAATGATGACGGACGAGTTTAAGGGCGAGCCGCGCAGCCTGGACTACATAGAGCTTAGAAACCATGGCCGCTGTATTTTCCGTACCCGGACGCGCACCAACGGCCTTGGCTCAAGCAACGATACCCTGCTAAACGACGAGGCGCAGGAATATACCGACGCCCAGCAAGAGGCATTATTACCGACCTTGGCCGCCGGCAAGAACCAGAACCGCCAGACGATTGCCGTAGGTACTCCGCCAACAGCTGGAACCAGCGGCACGGTTTGGGTCCGAACCCGCACAGCGGTGCTTGAGGGCAAGACAGCCAATTACTGCTGGCAAGAGTGGAGCGTTGCGACAATCACCGATCCGAGCGACCAGGAAGCCTGGTTTGAGGCTAACCCCAGCCTTGGGTATTTCCTGATGTTATCGGCGGTCCGAACCGAAAGCACCACCATGGCTACCGACAGCTTTAACAAAATGCGCCTTGGCTGGTATGCCGGCGTTGAGAATATGCGCGCCATATCTGATGACCAATGGAACCCGCTAGCTGTCACGGAGGTTAATTTGCCAGCTAACCCAAACATCGCTTATGCCGTGAAGTTTGCGCCCGACGGTAGCGCAGTCAGCCTGGCTGTAGCTGTAATAATGCCCGATACAAGGGTACACGTTGAGATTATAGAGCGCCGACCAATGAACGCCGGCATTAACTGGATCGCCGCCTGGCTATTGGAGCGCTGGCGCAAGTGCAACAAAATCATCATTGACGGCGCCGCCGGCACCCAGCTATTGGTTGAGGAGCTGGTGCGATCCGAGCGTAAAATCAGCAAGCGGATATTAACGCCCAATGCCCGCGAGGCCGGCGCGGCATACGCCGGATTTTATAACGCCATAGACAACCAGACGCTAACCCATTTCAACCAGCCAGCCCTTAACCTGTCCATACGCACAGTCAAAAAGCGGCCGATAGGCCGGGACGGCGCTTTTGGGTATGCGGCTATGAATAGCGATATACAGAGCGACCCAACCGAGGCAGTGGCCTGGGCCCACTATGCCGCCGTGCGTTTCAAAAAAGAGCGCCCAGCGGGTGGTACTGGCCAATCGGTCATGATATGATGTTCGCTAGGTGCGGCAGGTGTCCAACCAGATGTACCTACAAACTCCAATTTGGCAAAAACGTGCTGGCTTACGCCGGCCGTTTTTGTTTGTGATAGAATTATTAAGTGAAAGCCTATTAACGCCGACAGAGTGGATCAAGGGCAAATATGCTGGCAGCTCCCACCACCGGCGAGCTATGCGCGCAATCTGCGGCCGCGGAACGTTGCAGCTTTAGGCACGGCACCAACCGCCTTTGGGGCGGTTTTTGCTTTGCGCTTATGCTATAGTCAAACCATGGAAAAACCAACAATCCGTCCATACGAAAAGAGCGCCATTGCTGACACAGCCGAGCGCGCCAAAAGACTAGCACCGCACATACACCATTACGCCGGCCGCCTAGCGGCACCAACCGCCCATATGAGCGACGGACGACCGCTATATTTAGCCGATCCGCCCGAACATGGCTATGTTATCGGCGACAAGCCAGAACCAGCACCTGTGGAGCGTGAGGAGGATTTAGGCGTACTTGGTCCGCCAATCAGCCAACAACCAAAAATCTCTATCACCGACGGGGTGCCAATAATCCGCGAGGCGCCACCAGACCCACCACCATTGGCGGCATAAAATGGTAATTTATCAGTGTATACGCCACGGCTATAGCTCAACCGAGCCAGGCCGGTGTATAATCTGCGGAGGGAAATTAAAAAAATCGGAGCCGATACATGGCATACGCAAAGCAGGGAATTGAAAAAGGCATACCGGCGCTGGTCTGTGTCCGCACCGATAAAAAACTTATTATCAAGGGCAAGCGCTACACCCTGCTCAAGATGTTTTATGACACTAAGGGCGAGTATATGCCGATAGTCAAAAAGCACCCCTAATTGCGTTGACAAAATCCGCCAAGTGTGCTATTATACAATCATGATGAAATTAACACAAATCATCAAAGCAAAATACTTTACCTACCAGCCCGGCGACTTTCTGCCGATATACCGCGACGGCAAACTAGCCAACGCCCGCGAGTTTCACGCCTACCGCATTGGTTGGATATTAAAACATCGCCGTGCGGCAATATATCAATTTACGCATTTTGCCGGGTAGCCATGAAATGCGCAAATTGCGGTGGTCCGGTCTACGACCATAAAAGCAGTGTGCCAGATCGCAATATTTTGCTATGGACTTGCGACTGTTTGCCGCGGCAATTAAGCACAGGTTATTCACAGCCTTAACGGCGTCTAGTGCTGGTATTGTTTCCACAGCGCTATATGTGCCGGTTGCGCCGATCATAATATTTGCCTATAATAGCCAATCCAGTCGTACAAGTTCAAACCCTTAGAGGCGACACAAAAAAATCAGTTAAGGGGCCACACTCAAACTCAGGCGAAAGCGGAGGAGTGAACAGGCACTATACAGAAAACAAAAAGACCGCCAGTGACGACTAGCGGCCTCTTGCGCCCGTGGGCTGTACAAGTTCACGAGGCTAGTATAGATATTGCCTAGCACATTGTCAATTAAAAACTGTCTTACTTAACCAAGTACCAGCCTAAATCTATGGCTCAAGACGAAAGAGTGATAGTGTTATAACCATGAGAGTTAATACAACACGTATAGGCCGGGTGCTACAGCTCTACAGCCAAATGGTTGAGCGCCAACCTTTCGGCCGGCATACGCGCGACAAAAAAGAAATGCGAGCAAACTGCGAATGGGTCCGCCGCGCCGAGGCTTGGGGTGAGCGCCATGTTGATGCTTGGGGCTACTTCATGGGGCTTTATCAATAAAATACTTGCAATCATTACCATTATGTGCGTAATATTAGGTAACTCTTAAAAACTTAGAAACGCCAAAAACGAATTGGAGGCAAAACAATGTTACTAAAATTAGCAATATGGTATATCAACCGGGTAGCCACTGGCGTGCCGGCGCAACCACACTTTGACCCGACCACCGATAAAGTAATTTGGACTTGACAGCCAAAACGGTAGGGGGTATATTGGCTGGGTAAGCATAAATCAAATTGGAGCAAATATGCAGCACGACCAAAAATCAACAACCCAAAAAATTGAAATAGCCGGCATATGGGCCGCAAGCATTGTCTTGCTGGCCTTTTTCATTGCCGCGCAAATAATTAAGGCTAGGGGGTAACATGGCAGACTTGAAGTTTAAGCTAACCAGTGAAACGAAAATAAATATATTTGGCTATAAGCTATTCCGTATTGAGGCGACCGCAACTTTCAAAAATGGCGATCAGCAAATTACTGCCGGCCAAAAAGGCGGTTGGGTTGATACCGAAAGATTAGAAAACGGCGAGGCGCGGGTGTCCGGCAATGCGTGGGTGTCCGGCAATGCGCAGGTGTACGGCGAGGCGCAGGTGTACGGCGAGGCGCAGGTGTCCGGCAATGCGCAGGTGTACGGCGAGGCGCAGGTGTCCGGCAATGCGTGGGTGTCCGGCAATGCGCAGGTGTACGGCGAGGCGCAGGTGTACGGCGAGGCGCAGGTGTACGGCGAGGCGCAGGTGTCCGGCAATGCGCAGGTGTACGGCAATGCGCGGGTGTACGGCAATGCGTGGGTGTCCGCTAAAAAGAACTTCACCAAAGGCTGGTTTGTTGCTGCCGATGATGACGATGAGCCTAAAAAGCTCACAGTATTACATGGTGAAGTTGATGAGGACGAAGACAGTCCCTATTGGGCTAATACTTACGTTCTTGGCGACTATGAAATAACCGATATTGAGGCTACAGAAACCGATGACGAGCCCGACATTATTGAACATAACGGCAAGCGCTATAAGCGCATTGAGGAGTAAATATGTCAATATTCAATAGAAAAAAACGCGTAATAGGCACCTACATGGGCGAGCCGGTCAAAGACGAAAGTATCGGCGTTGACTATGAGGAAGTGCTAAGTTTTCTGGCAAGCGTAAACCAGGCCGACTTTGATAAAATCATAAAGGTAGCCCGGATTTACCGGGACGCCGATATAGCGGTCGCCAAGGTTACGGGTCTAAAGACCGAGCAAGTACCGTCAATATTTGAAACCAACAAAATTACCGACCACAAGCACGCCGAAAAGGTAGCCAAGTCGCTGTTGGACGAGGACGACGAGCTAGAGGCAGCATTTTTAGATGATGACGAACCAGTACCACCTAACAAATCTAAAGCCGGCAAGGGCAATAAGGCGGGTTAATAAATGGCGCCAGTACCTACAGCACCGCCGCAACCTACGCCGACAACTAAACCAGTTGACCGATCCGTTGATGTTGATAAGAGCCACCAAATACACGGCCAAGGGCGCCAGAAAATGCAAAAAATCCATATAGCCTACGACATTGACGGCACCCTGCGGGCTAACCGCGAGGAGCGCCACCGCACAGAGATTGAGGCTAACCCGCGCATTGTGGAGTTGCTGAAAGCCAACGCCAACAGCAAGAACGTTGTCACGCACCTATGGTCCAACCGCGGCGCCGACTATTGCCGGGTGATCCGCGAGCATTTGGGCCTAGAGCGATTTGTCAAACCAAACAACTGCCACCAGAAAGTGTGGCTGCGCGACTGGAAACCGGGCGAGTTTTGGCCCGACATAGCATATGACGATCAACAGCGCTTTGACGGCGCCGATAAAGTAATAGTAGTGAGGGAAAAATAACTATGAGTACGGAACTAGAAAAATACGTCTTAGAGGCATTTGGGGAGGTTGCGTCGTTATTTATGAGCCAACCCACCAAAGGTACACAAATAGAAATGCCAAGCCGAGAATTACAAGATATTGCAAGTAAGTTAGTGCCAAAAATACAAGGCTTATACGAACAGCCGTTTTTGGGTTATGCCACGACACGCGAGCTATTAGCTGAAATATCGGCGCGCATAGAAACCCGCAGCGGCGGCCTAGACTATAGCACAGTAAAAGGTGATAGCCATGACCTACAAATACCTAATCATTAGCCCGGTGCCGACCGTATGGGGCAAAAACAAACTGGATAAAGGATATTTTGTTAGTGCGGTCCAGCGCGGCGATCTGATTATTGATACCGAGGCCAACACCTACTTTGACAAAGACAGCAATAGCTGGAAACCGCTAAAGGGGGACGTAGACAATGACTTGTAAAACCGGCCGCCTGGTAGGCAAAGTAACTTGGTCGCGGGCCGACGGTAGCATAACGGTATGGGTCAAAGTCATGGGTAAATACTACCCGGCCACCGGGCTTAACGCCGAACTTTTTGAGAGCTATTTACAGACCGGCGATAAAACGCACCTGGAACAATTAACTAACGAACGGAGTACACAATCATGAAAAACGCACTTACAGCAATCACCACCGGCATAGTTATGCTTTGCATAGTAGCCGTAATAATAGCCATAACCTTGCGGATCATTGGCTGGATTTTGGGGGGACTATGAAAAAGCGATTTATAGCCGTTTTAAGCGTGGCAATTCTGATAGTAGGTCTTACTGCCAGTACGCCAGGTCTATTGCGCCCACGGGCCGTCAGCGCGGCCGAGAGCGATAAAAACGCCACAGGGTGCATTGGCAACGAAACGACAGGCCGGTGCGCTGACAAATGCCCAGCTAACACAGACCAAGGCACATACTCATTGCAGGGCTACGATAAAGATACTGGCGCCGCCGTGTGCCAGTTTGAGTATTACCACGCTTGCCCTTTTGCTGATAGTCAGCCCGCGGACGGTCCAGTATGTGCCAAACTACAGGCCCAGCAACATACCGCCGACCAAACACCAGCACAAACACCAACAGACCCTAATTATTTCGGAGGCAAATAATATGCCCGGCAAAATATCCAACTATCCCAGCGACGACGCATGGCGCCAACGGGCCCACGAGATAATAACCAAGATCGCAAAAAGCAATTCTATCGTCGTAAGCGATATGGTTGTCACCGAACTGGAAAAAGCCGGGCTGGGCCTAAACAACTATAGTAAGCTAGGCGGGGTATTTACCCGCGCGGCTAAAGAGGGCTTAATTCAAAAGACCGACATTACCCAGCAAAGCACCCGCAAAAAATCCAAGAGCGCCAAGACCATATGGCGCAGCCTGGTCTATGTAGATGAGGGCGCCAGCGCCGAACAGAACACACTAAGCGCCCTGCTAATCGCCGCCCTGGACTTTAACGCTGAAACCATACGGCTTGCCAGCACGGTTTACGCCGGCGGCCAGCTAACCCAAGAAAGCTACATGGCAGCGATCCAGCAATTTAACGCTATCAGCGACAAATATCAATCAAGGCAAGCTAAAGTAATGGGGGAAGTGACAAAATGAGCCGGGCAATAAAGTTTAGGACATGGGATAAACAAAACGACTGTTGGTTTCAGCCGACCTACGAGGCATACAAGGGCAACCTTGAGGAACTTTTAATCAGTCCCAATGGCCGGGTGGCGTTGCGCACAACCCGCGGCATGGCCGACGAAAGCACCTTTCCAGGCCGCTTTGTTTTAATGCAATTCACCAACCTAACCGACCATGCCGGCACCGAGATTTACGACAAAGACATAGTCAGGTACACCAACAAGCGCCCCGGCAATAAGTGGCGCCGATCGCATGGCGACCGCGACTACAACGATATGATTGTTAGTTGGAACGCTAAAAAGGGTGGGTGGTATCTATTTTGGAAACACCAGGCCACTGGCGAACTGTGCTATATGAGCCTGGCCAAGGCGCTGGACGCCAATCATAAAGTCGTAGGCAACGTTTACGAGAACCCGGAGCTGGCCAAATGAAAATGCTAAAGATAGTCTACACTTGCCCCGTAGGTGATTGTATTGTGGAGTTAATCCGCGAATATGATCGCGGCATATTAACCGAGCCTGGACTAATTCGCAACGCCAAAAGTGATATGCGTACGCTTTTAGCAACGGCTCATAAATCTGGTCAACACGACGAACATATGAAACGGGTTAGAAATGACTAACTTAGCCAGCGACCTAGAGTGCGGATTTTTCGCGGTCAACGGCAAACACTGTGTCATAGGTGATCATTGCGTAGTATGCCGGGCGCCGGCGCCGCGGGAGCTTACAAAGGGCGAGGAAATAACATTTAGCGGTTTCGGTGAGGCACTAGACAACTACACATGGCGTATTGTCGGCGTCTTTGACGGAGCTATAAAATTGGAGTTGGTAAAATGAGCGACGAGGTTAGATTTATTATTTTGAGCGTAATTTTATTTGCGGCTTGGTATTTTTTGCCAGAGTTAGGCAAGGCCATATTATTTGGATCAGTAGTTGCTGCAATCGCAATAGGTGACGAAAAATGATAGACCTAGAGCAAGCCCAAAAGCTGGAAAAAGAGGCTCAAAACAACAACGGCCACTGTAGTAATTGCGGTCAGACAATCAAGATTTACCGATACGGCATAAGCACATCTATGGTCCAGGTACTCAAAGCCATGGCCAAGGCCACCCAGCACCCCGGACAGGCCATTGACGCCGATAAGCTCAACCTAAAGCACAGCGAGCGCACACAGCTTACTAAAATGCGCTTTCACGGCCTTATAGCCAAGGTCAAGCACGACGGGCGCCAGGTGCCGCGTAACTGGGTAATAACGACCAAGGGCTGGAAGTTTCTAGGTAATAAACCGGTCCAGGCGAAAGTCATAATCTACGAAAACCAAGTATTGGGCCACGACGGCGGCGAAACTACCATACGCCGCATAGCGGGCCTTGCCGGCGACTTTGAGCAAGAGGCTGTTAGCGAGCCAGAGGCGCGGGCTTACAGCGATGTACGCACTCCACGCAGCCAGCAGACCATTACAGCCACATACCGCGGCTATATGCGCCCAAATCTCGGTCAGACCGGCATACCCCAAACTCTAGCTGTGGATCGCCTACAAGTCGGCCACCCCGTAATGGTTACTGTCGTAGATACTGGCGATAAGATAGAATACAAGGACATTGCCGCATTTAAGCGGGATTGGCGGGTAGAGGCATGAACCAGCAACGCGAAATTGAGCGCTTGAAAGCCAAGCTAGCCGAGCGGGGCATAGATATGCCGACATTATTTATGACACCCTACGGCTACAAACGGGCCCGGTGCTTTTGCGGCGCCGAAACACTAATCAGAGGCTATACGCAACATTATAGCTGGGCGCACTCAAGCGCCAGAAAGGGTAGAAAATGACTAACCAACATAGACGCCCATTTGGCTTTGTGCATGATATAAGTCAGATTTATTTCAGGTTTCACGGCCAGCAATGGTTTTACCCAAATCCAGGCTATTCTCGCGGCATGGTCAAGAGAACCGGCTATAAGTTTGACGGGCAAATATTTCACAGAATTGCTGGTAGTAAATGATTAACGAACCACAAACCATTGATCTGCAATATGCCGGCAAGCGTCACTTTTTCCGCGTCTACCGCTTTACCACCGACCAAGAGCTTATAGACGCCATGCATGCCGACAAAATCACCGACCCGGACGCCTACCAAAAAGACATTTTAGCCTATACCGACAATTACCCGACCGGCGAGGAGTGCGGCCGTATGTACTTGCTGGATAAAAGCGTCAATACGCTGGCCCACGAGGCGGTCCACATAGCGAACGGCATACTTGCCCGCCATGGCTACAAATCACTTGAATCAACAACCGATAAGGCGCCACAGCTAGAGGAGGATTTTTGCGATTTAGTAGGCACGATAACTAGCGAGCTGTATAGTAAAAGTAAGCATTTTTAAGGGGGAATATGAACGCAACCACATACAGAAAAAACCGCGAGGCCGGCAAACGGGGCCAAGGCGAAAAAGCAAAGCCTAAAATCATCAAAAAAGGCGAGCCTATAGAATACACTAACCGTGAGGGCCAAAAGGCCGAATATCCCAACGCCCGCGGCCAGCACATGATCCGCATTGACGGCAAACTTCGTATAGTCAACCGCCAAGACGCCCGCCGCAAGCAGCGGAGCAATCCAGCCACTAAGAAAAACTACCCGTTTCAACATCACGCCTATGGCTTTAGCCACCCAGTAGACGAACGCGCCAAAAACGCATATCCACATAAATTAAAAAATGCCGAAAGGAGGCAACATGCAAAAGCGTAAATATCTGATAATAGCGTTAATCGGCCTGGCGATTAACTTTATAGAAACCGGCCTTTTTGGCTGGCATTGGAAAGCTCAAAGCGGCGCCGAGCATTACTGGGACGTTTTCAGCGCCATATTGATTGCTTGGGGTGTTATAGGCGACATTTTAAGCAATGTGCAAATACACAAGCACTATAACGACACCAGCACTACCAACATCACCACCAAAACCGTTAAAGTTGGCGGCAAGCCAGTAGTACACTACAACTTTGGCACTACCAAGCAGGAAACAGAGGCGTTACTAGCCGGCAAACCGAGCAAATCTAAATAGCGCCAACTCGCCTAGATTTATGAAATTGCGCATGCACCTTTTTTAAGTGCGGGTCGGTAACGTGTGTATAAATCTGCGTGGTAGAAATATTGCTATGGCCAAGCATTACCTGGACTGACCGTAGATCGGCACCATTCATGAGCAAATCAGTGGCAAAGCTGTGTCGCAAAGTGTGCGGGCTGACATGCTTGCCAATACCGGCCAACCTAGCATATTTGGCAACCAACCGCTGGACACTCCGGGCGCTCAAGCGCATGTAATTACTATTGGCGGCCACCCTTTTGGCACCAGCGTATCGTATAAACATCGGCTTAGCATTATCCTTGCGCTTATTAAGGTATTTTTTTATGTAGCGGGCCGCCTCGCGGCTCAAGAATATTGGCCGGTCTTTTTCGCCTTTACCGCGCACCGTAAACTCGCGCCGACGCAAATCTATTTGGTCGCGATCCAACTCCACCAATTCAGATACTCGTAAACCGCTGGCAAATAGTAGCTCAATTATTGCCCGGTCGCGCAAACCAGTAATATTTGACGTTTCTGGTTGCGCTGTAAGCCTCTGCATATCTTCGGCAGTCAAAAACGTCACCTGTGGGCGTCGTACACGCGCCAGAGCCACGGCATTAGGCATTAAGGCGGGTATATTACGCTTGGCGCAGAAACTTAGAAATGAGCGCAAGGCTATAAGGTGGTAATTCTGCGTAGTTTTAGACAGGCCAATATCCAGCCGGTTGAGCCATAGCCGCCACTGGCGCACCAACTCCTCATTAATCTTAATCACCTCAATATCACCGGCAAACTCGCCAAACCGCCCAAGCTGGTGCCGATAGCTGGCAATCGTGTGTGCCGACAGGTTTTGCTCAAGCTCTAAATATTCAAAATATTGCCCTAATGCCTGGTCGTATCGCATGTGCTTATTATACAGCATATCTGACCCCTGTATCACGCTAGATATAGCGTAATTCATTTTATGCTTGGTAAAATTAGCGATTTACTTCTTAGCCGCGCGTCGCATAATTATACCTTACACGGCACGACCACAGTTAAACTACTGTTAGCAATGGACGCCAAAATAAAACCCGCTATAATAAAAAACGGGTTGAGTTTACGACCCGAAAGCGTCGGCCGGTAGTTTTTAGGCTACAATGCGGGCGCTTTTTGGTTGGTTAAATATCTAAAACGCGGTTATTCCAAATAGGTTTTTTATCGCCAATGAAGTTATGGGCGATCCGTCGGCCCGGCGCCTCGCCGTGGCCCAATATGCTGCCTAAATCATCGTCGTGGTCCACTAACGACGGATTTGTATAAAACACAGGCAATCGTTGGCGCATATACGCCCAACCGATACGAAAGTCGTAAAGCTCTTTACGGTCCGACACAAAGTCCAGCATATCGGCTATATGGTTGGTTGGTATGACGATACAAACGCCCCAGTAGAGCAAATTAGAGCGTAGCCACGACACGTTTTTGGCTTTAGCCACTGCTTTGGCCACCCGGTCCGGCAAAGGCCGTGATTGGCCCGTATATAGCGATATAAGCGATTTTACAGGCACGACACTAAGCGCATTTTCCAAATGGGCGTAAAAATCGGGCGCCAAAATGGCGTCATCTTGCACGACGATGTGCCAATCGCCCTTATCAATGCCGGCCCGCATAGCGCGCTCGCCAGTATGCCACTCATCGTTTATTTGGTCCCAAGTAATGCTAACCTCGGCAAAGGGATACTTTTTGAGCTGTCTAGCCAGCGCCTCGGCTTGTTTCTTGCGCCTTTTGTGCGCCATAACGGTAATGGTGATATTCATTGGCCGGCCCTTATGATAGCCGTCATGCTATCGTCTTTATTGTCGGCGTTTCGGAAGTGTGAAACCTCTAATTTAAGCCGGTCCAGCATTTCAAGCGTCGTATATCGGCTATTTACATACCTCGGCAACAATGAAGTGTGCAAATCCTCCAAAATGTAGTAACCGTTTTTGTTGAGCTGGTTATAGTACAACCAATAAAAGCTAATTTGCTGATCCAGCGTATAGTGGCTGCCGTCGTCAATGATAATGTCAAAATTGCCTAATTCTTTCAGCGCCTCTATGTCGGTAGCGTCAATTTTTAATATCTGAACGTCCGAATATTGCAAATGGTCTTTTGGCATAATGTCAATGCCGACAATCTCGGCCTTTGGGTAATAGTCGCGCCACATTTGAATACTGGCGCCGTCCATTACGCCTATCTCAAGCAACCGACCGCCAAACGTCCGTTTTGGTAGGTGCTTTTGGTAAAAATCCAAATATTTGTGATGTATAGCCTTATCGGTGCCGTAGCGCTCGCCTATCTGCTGTAAAGTCATTTTTTACCATTCCTCGCTAACCACGCCTTGTATTTCGGGTGATCCGCGAACTTCTTATGTCCGTATTTGGTATTGAAAATATAGACGTTGCGCCATGTTAGGTCGTCCTGCTCTGTCGGCGCCGCCGTGCGCAAAGTGGCGCTGGTAACGTGGTCAACCTTGGCGTCGTATACAATCATTGGCTTTATGCCGATTGCCCGGCATTGCTCAATAACCACATCATCGCTACACCAAAAATCCACGTCTGTATCAAAGCCGCCTATCTTTTCCCACGTCTTGCGCTTAATCATAAAGCACCAGCCAGACATATGCTTACCGGTGATATAGCCCTCTGTGTTTTTGGTTATCTCGGCTTGCCGCGGATCATTAGGCTCGCGTGGGCTTACCAGGTCATGGTTGGCGGCCAATAGATGATGTAGCCAGCCGTCATGGAAAACTAAATCATTATTGGCTATCATGACCCACTCTGCTTTGCCAAGCCCGGCGCCATGGTTGGCGAACGCGTTGT